GACTATATTGCCGTGGCTGAGTCAGCGCACAAGCAGCGCGCCGAAGCGGCCACCAGCAAGGCAGCAGCCATCAGCGCCATCTGCGAGCAAGTCGCAGGCGGCAAGGACCAGTGGGCCAAGGCCCGTGACTGGGCCGCCGGTGAGGCGACCCCGGCACAACGCGAAGAACTCAACGCAGCCATGCGTGCCGGCGGCCTGACGGCCAAGCTGGCAGCGCAATTCATTGTGGGCCAGTTCGCCAAGCGGCAGGCCCAGAACGCACCAGTGGTCAACCCCGGCGCCGCGGCTCACGCTGCTGCAACCGGCGGTGCCATCAGCCCCGCGCAATTCCAGCGCGAGGTTGCGGCTCTCACGGCAGCCAAAGGTTGGCGGGCCGCGATGGAGTCTCCGGAGTACAAGGCTCTGGAGCAACGACGCGCCGCTTACCGCGGTCGCTGAGACTTTCCCTTTCTTTTTCAACCAGACAGATAGGAGCCACACATGGCTTTGGACGACACCTTCACCGTTGCCCCCGTCAACCAGCAGAACTCGGCCGGCGACACGTGGGAACTCATCACCGAGAAATTCACCGGCGTGGTCGAGGGCACCCTCAACCGCCGCTCGGTCATCAAGCCCCTGATCCCGATGGAGAAGGTCGTGGGCACGGACACCCTCCGCGCCGACGCCGTGGGCGAATCGACCATTCAAGCCGTGCCGCGTGACGGCTCGACGATGGACGGCGACGCCGCCGACTTCAGCAAGATCAACCTGATCGTGGACACGCCCATCGCTGCCCGCGTGACGGTGCCCCTGATCGACCAGTACCAGCAGAACTTCGACAAGCTGGCGAAGGTCGCCGAGGAGCACGGCAAGAAGATCGCCAAGTTCATCGACCAAGCCTTCTTCATCCAGGCAGCCAAGGCGGCGGCGCAAGCCAACTCGTCCTACGGCGCTGGCATGAGCGGCCACTTCGGCGGCTACCAGAAGACGCTGAGCGCGGCCGGTGACGCCACCGACCCGGCGAAGCTGTACGCGGCCATCCTGGAAGTCCTCCAGAAGATGAGCGAGAAGGACGTGGACGTGCTGGCCGATGGCGTTGTCATCGCGGTCAAGCCGGCCCAGTACTTCGCGCTGGCCCAGAACGAGATGCTGATCAACAGCGAGTACATCACAGCCTACGGCAACACGGTCAACATGAACGTGCTGAAGTCCTGGGGTGTGCCGGTCATGATGAGCAACAACTACATGGGCGGCAGCAACATCGCTTCCCACGAGTTGTCGAACGCTCGCAACAGCAACGCCTACAACGGCGACTTCACCAAGCACGTCGCGACGGCCTTCGCCCCGCGCTCGCTGCTGGCCGGTGAGACGATCCCCCTCCAGTCGAAAATCTTCTTCAGCGATGTCCGCAAGCTGTGGTTCATCGATGCGTGGACTGCCTTCGGCGTGACCCCGAACCGCGCCGAGTTCGCGGCCAACATCCTGCTGCCGTGATCGCCGGTCTTCTGGCGGTCCTCAGCCCCTCGGCCATCCTGAAGCTGATCGAGGCCTTCATAAGGGGCATCGAGAAGTTCGCAGAGGCCGAGGAGCGCAAGGCCGCGGTGCTGCGTCAGGCGGCAACTGCACTGCTCGACAGCGCAGCGAACGCAGAGGACGAGGCCGCGGAAGCGGACCATATCGCCCAGAATCTGCGCAAAGCACTGCTGTAAAGCAAGTTACCCAGGGGCTTCGGCCCCTGGGCTTTTTCATCAACCGGAGTCTGACCCATGTACACCGAACTCGAAGCCATCAACGCCTGTTTGGCGTCAATGGGTGAGGCCCCTGTGCTCTCGCTCGACGTGCCCCATCCCTACGTGCCGCAGGCCGTGTCGTTCCTGTCCAAGCACAACAAGCTCGTGCAGACGAACCGGTGGTGGTTCAACCAGTCGCTCGTCACACTGGAATTCGACGTGGACGGCATCGCGACGAACTTGCCGACCGGCGCCATCGCCATCGTGGGCCAGCAAGGCAACGCCTACGTCCTGAACTTCGATGGCACGGTGTATGACATTGGCCGCGGTGAGCAAGTCACGTCCGGCGTGACCGTGTACGTGATCCGTGAGTTGCCCTTCGAGGCGCTGCCGCCCGAGGCGAACGCCTACGTCAGCGACTGCACCATCCTGGACTTCCAGACCAGCTACGATGCGGACCCGACCCGCACCCAACTGCTGCGCGAGAACCGCCAGCGTTCGTGGATGATGCTGCACGCTCAGCACACCCGCCTGACCAAGGTCAACCTGTTCAAGCGCGTGGCGTCCAAGCTGAACGACATGCGCGGTGATCGTCCGTTCCTCCGGGGTCAGGAATGACCAAGGTCAACCGGGCTTACCCGCACTTGCTCGGCGGGGTGAGCCAAGAGCCATCAGAGCGCCGCGGTGCCGGGGAGCACTGGGAGCAAGTCAACCTCCTGTCCGACCCGGTGCGCGGCTTGACCCGCCGGGCCGGCGCCCAACTGCTGGCGTCCCAGGTCATCGACGACTCGGACGTGACCTCCGGCCTGGAAGGAGCGGACACGCGGACCTACGACTTCCAAGTCGGAGAGAACTACCTGTCCGTGGTGTACCCGACCAGCCCTGGTCGGATGGGCCAGCTTCTCGTCTTCAACAAGACGAACGGCAGCATCGTCCCCGTGACCACGCAGGCCAACGGCGACGTGGTAGACCTCATGAGCGGCGGCGTCCTGTCCTGCACCAGCCTGGGCCGTTTCGTGGTCTTCGCCGGGCCGGGCCTGGAGCCGACCTACACCACGACCGAGCGGTACGGCGTGGAGTCCAACCTCCAGCACCACATCATCTGGATTCGCGGCGGCGCCTACAGCCGCACGTACCGCATCGCCCTGGTGCGCGGGAACCAGAAGCTGTGGGTCGAGTACACCACCCCGGCCGCGAGCTACCCCGATCCCCTGGACACGTCCGGCCTGAACGTCAACGACCCGGACTACCTGAAGCAGGTCAACGACCTGACGAACCAGTACAACAGCGCGGTCAACGCCTGGATTGCGTCCGCCCTGGAGGCCGCGCAGCCCGAGAACATCGCCCGCACCTTGGCCGAGGAAATCACGAACAGCGGCTTCCTGGGCGTCGGTGAGACGGCCGAGGCGACCGGTGCCAACATTTACCTGCTGGCCCCGAGCGTCGAGGACGTGGAAGTCGAGGACGGCGGCGACGGCTCGCTGGCCCGCGGCGTCGGCAACACGGTCGCCGCGGCCGAACTGCTGAGCCTGTTCCACTACCCGGGTAAGATCGTCCGGGTCCGTCCGAACAACAGCACGAACGGCCAGTGCTTCTACATGCAGGCCGTCCCGAAGGACGGCAGCACGGGCGCCGTGACGGAAGTCTCCTGGCGCGAGACGGCGGGCACCCGCTTCACTCCGACCGTGGTCTTCGGCGTCCTCGCCGTCACGAACGATGGCGACGTGGCGCACTTTGGCACGGACCTGGACACCCTGCGCACCGCGTCAGCGGACTTCTCCGGCCTACCGGCGTACAGCCCGAGCGACGCCGGGGACGCGGACAGCAACCCGCCGCTGCGCTTCCTGGGCGAGTCGCCCACCGGCCTGACCACGTTCCAAGACCGCCTCGTGGTCCTGTGCAACAACAGCGTGGGCACCAGTCGGACCAGTGACTACTTCAACTTCTTCCGCTCGTCCATCGTGACGGTGACGGCGGATGACCCGGTGTCGTTCGTAACCATTGGCGGTGAGGATGACATTCTCCGCTACGCCCTGACCTATGACCGCAACCTGATCCTGTGGGGCACACAGCAGTACATCGTGGACGGCCGCAAGCCGTTCACCCCGACGACCGTCAGCAGCGTCCGCATGGCGTCCATCAAGGACGCGCTCAGCGTGCCGCCGACCCTGGCCGGGACGTTCATGTTCTACGGCCGCACCCGGGACGATGGCAGCGGGACGATCAACCATCTCCAGCCCGGCCGCATCCAAGAGGCTCCCGAGACGCACGACCTGTCGCGCCGATTGAAGAACTACATCGCCGGAGCCCCGCAGGAAATCAGCGTGGGTCAGGACCCGGACTTCCTGGCCGTCCGCAGCCGCGAGGCCAATGACCTGAAGCTGTACTACTACCAGGATGCCGCCAACGGCGAGCGCGTATTGTCGGCGTGGTTCCGGTGGACGTTCGACAACGCGGCGGGGCAACTGCTCGGTGTCAGCGTCCTAAACGGAGCGGTGTACCTCCTATTCGGAATCGTCAACGAGTCCGAGGAGGGCAACACGATCCAGACGTACCTGGGCCGCGTCAGCCAGCAGGCGTCCGGCGTGCCCTACCTGGACCTGTGGCAGGCCGCGGATAGTGGGACAGTGCCGACCCCGGAACTCGAAGCCGCCCTGCTGTGGGCCGGCGGGGCTAGCTTGAGCTACGTTGGCAGTGCGGCAACGACGGACGGCGACTACTACCGCGGCTTGCCGATGGACGCCTACGTCACGCTGACCAGCCCGTTCGCTACGGATCGGGACGGCTTACCGATCCTCAACGCCCGAACCGTGGTCAACACGGTCAAGGTGTACACAGACGACACCAGCGGGCTCCAGTGGGCCGTGCGGGTCAACGGACAGTGCCTGGGACAGGGGGCGTGGCTCGTGCCGCAGGGCGCCGTGCAGTGCCCGGTGGGCGAGGAGATCACTATCCTACACGAGGCGTTCGACACGGACATCCTGGACCGCCTGCCGGCCCCGATCACCACGGGCATTACTCCGTGGACGGGCTTCATGTTCGAGGACGAGATTTCTCCTTTCGAGGCGGAGTGGGAGGAGTCCACCGGGGATGTGGTGTGCTCGCAGTTCACCCTGACCTTCCTGGGAGCAACTCTGGGCCTATTCGGGGACACGCAGGGCGTGACCGTGGGCTTCGTCGGCATCGCAGGGGTGGTGGAGATTCTCCGGGACTCCGGGCTCAATGGTAGCGCGTGGACTCTACAGGACCTTCCAGTGGGTATAGATTCCGCGGACTTGACGCTGGATGGGGACGGGTTCTCGGTCGTGATCACACCCACGGTGCCGGTGGCTATCCTCGAAGTCGGGCTGTACGCTGAACTGGCAAACCCGACCAGCGACTGGGAACTCACGCTGACTGGAGCCACAGCGGTGGCCGAGATACCTGTGCCGGCTGCGATCTGGGGCGCCAGCCGACTCACGGCCAGCAATGCGTACCTGTCCAACCTGAATGGCGTCGATCCCTACGGGACCAGCTTCGTGAACGGCCAGATGCGGGCGTACAACGAGACGGAGGACCTCACGTCAGTGCCGGCCCTGCCGCCCTTCCCGCATGCCACGGCCATCATCCCGGTCGGCCGGGAGACGCGCGACTACCGCCTGACGTTGCAGTCCTACCTGTGGACGCCGTTGACCATCAAGGCGGTGGAGTGGGTCGGGCAGCTTCTGTACCGCAACCGGAGACTCTGATGCCGACCGACATTGTGGCCCCGCAGGGCCCGTACCAGTTGACCAAGCACGACTTCGACCGCCTGCCCGTGGATCGGGCGACAATGCAGCGCCGCATCCAGATCAAGAATCTGGAGCAGTCGATGCTCGCCCTGGTGGGTGAGGGCGACCCCGAAGCCTTCGGGTCGGACTACCTGAAGCCCGTGCATTACTTCAGCCGGGGCATGTACGTCCGCGAACTGCGGATGCCTGCGGGGTACACAATCGTAGGGAAGCGCCACGCCCGGGAGCACATCGTCATCATCAGCGAGGGCCGGTGCCTGTGCATCACCGAGCGCGGCAGCGAGGAGCTTAGGGCCCCGTGCAGCTTCATCAGCCCGGCCGGCGAGAAGCGTGCACTGTACATGCTGGAGGACACGACCTGGGTGACGATTCATCGCACCGAGGCGACCAACCTGGAGGACGCCGAGGCGGACCTCATTCTTGCAGAGGAGCCCGTATGTCATGGGTAGCAGTCGGCGTCACAGCCGTCAAGGTGATCAGCGGGCACCGCGCAGCCAAGGCGCAAGAGGCGCTCGGCGAGGCGAAGGCCAAGTACGAGAACGCTATGCGTGTCAGCCAGAACCAACTGGAGGGCGCGCAGACCGCCCTGGCGAACGTGGCCCAGAGCATCGCCAACCGTCGCAGGCTCGACGCCGCCGGGGAGAACCTCGCCCGTGGCGGGGAAGCCCTGGCCCGGGCCCAGGAAGCGAATAGCGCCAACAGCTTCGCCCGCCAGATTCGCGGCGCGGAGTCGCAGGGCGAGGCCGTGGCCGGCGCCGCCTTCTCCGGCATCGTGGGTGGTAGCGTGCAGACCCTAGTGGAGACGGCCGCTCTACGCAGCGAGATGATCGAGGAAGTCACCGGCCGGCAGCAAGAGCAAGCCGAGTACGAGCTTCGTAAGAACACGGCCGAGCAGTCCGCCGCTGGAATCGCCGGCCTAGACATGCGGCTGCTGCGCCCGAACATCAACGTGGGCGAGTCCGTGAACCAAGCGCCTAAGGCGGGCTCGCTGCTCGACGCAGCCGCCGGTCCCGCGCTGGACCTCGCGGCGGCATACTTCTCCGGCGGCGTCACTTCGGCGTTCCAAGACTCAGCCAGCACCACGAACGGCGCCAGCAACGGCGGCGACCGCGGCACCCGAGGAGGCTTCTGATGGACTCATTCTCTCTCCCTGATCAGAAGCCCACGTTCAGCCAAGAGACGGCGGCGCCCATCGCCCCGCAAGTCGGTCTCGTTGGCGGCGCCATCCGTGGTGGCCTGGAACTGCGCGACCCGAGCAAGGACCAGCCCGGCGTGATGGACGCCCTGTTCAAGTTCGCCGAGAAAATCGGCGACGAGCGCGTGGCCGAATGGAAGGCCCAGAAGCGCGACGAGGCGTTCATGGCCGGTGTCGGCCGGGCCGCCCAAGGCGAAGCGGCCAAGGACATTGCCGCCAGCCAGCCCTGGTACGCCAAGCTGTTCGGCGGCGGGAACGTGGTGGCCGGGGCTCGCGCCTGGGAAGGCATCACGGACGCGAACCAGATGGAAGCGTCCTTCATGGAGCGGATGAAGGACCTCCGGGAACTGCCGCCGGAGAAGGCGCAGGCCGCGCTGCTGGAGATGCACAAGCAGATGGGCAGCGGGGACCCGACCCGCGACGGCGCCCGCAACGCGATGTTCGTCAAGTCCCTGCCCGGCATCCTGAAGCTGCACGCCAAGGCGCACGTCTCGTACCAGCAGGAAGTCGCCACCGAGGCGCAGCGCAAGGGCATCCAGTCCGCGCTGAACGGCTACTCGGCCAAGGTCCAAGCCGTCAAGAGCGTGGACCGCGATGACGACAGCGACCTGGACCAGCCCAAGGCGGACCTCGCGGCCTTGTTCAAGGTCCCGCAGGGCGTCAACCCGGACACGTACAACGCCCAGATCGTGGAGGGCATGGCGAACGGGATGGCGATGGGCAAGTTCGAGGCGTACACCGAGGCGAAGAAGCAGGGCCTGCTCAACGGCCTGCCCCGCCAGTACGCCCGGCAACTGGAGCAACTGCACGACACCGAGGCCCGCAAGGTAGCCTTCGACCGTGCCCCGGCTCACCTGAAGGACCGCCTGTTCAGCATCGCCGGGATGGACGCAGCCAGCACAGCGGCCACCCTGAACTCGATCAACGAGGAGTTCACCCTGCTGACCGGCCTGGAGATTCCCCTGGTGCCCACCGAGAAGTACCAGACCCTGGTGCAGTCAGCCGCCCGCCGGGACGAGGCCAAGGCCGCCGAGCGGGCGCGCAAGGCTGAGCGCGCCGAGGACAAGGCCGAGCGCGAAGCTGCGCGGGCCGAGGAGAAGAACGCCAAGCTGGCCGTCGCCATCGCTGACGAGGCCGCGAACAACGAGGCCGCGAACAAGTTGGTCGAGGCGGTGCTGGATGACCCGCGCCCCGGCAGCGTCAAGGTCGGCATGCTCAGCGCCAAGGGCAGCGACGCCCTGAAGATTGCTCAGCAGCGCCTGCCCCTGGTGGCGGCCGAGCGGTGGGGCAACCCGAAGCTGGAGGCCGGCGAGCAAGAGGCCCTAGATCAGATCGCGGACCCGCTCCAGCGGCAGGAGGCGCAGCGCGCCGTCGAGGCCAAGGCCCGCAACAAGCTGCTCATGAAGGACGACCTGGACCTGACCGCGGTGCGCGAGCAAGTCAAGTCGGACCTCTCGTCTGGGAACTACATGGTCGCAGCGCAGACCATCGAGGCCCTGGCCTTCGGTGCGGAGGGCAGCGGCATGCAGAAGCTGCCGGCCAACTTCGCCCGAGTCGTGCCCGAGGAGCACCGCGCCGTCATGACCGCGTACATCACGGCCCTGGGCGCGCAAGGCCCGAACCCGAAGACCGGCCGGATGGAAGTGGACCACGCTGCCCTGTGGGCGGCGGCCGAGGCGAAGACGATGTTCACCAGCAAGAAGCCGCCGACCAAGGCGCAGCTTGGCGAACTGAAGGCCGCCGTCGAGAAGGAGGGTGGGGGCTACTTCTTCGGCAACGACGACATGAAGGGTACGCAGGCCAGCAAGCTGATGGAGGACGTGGCGACCCGCGTGTTCGATGGCCGCGTCAGCGCGGACAACCTGACGCCGCACGGTGACGCCATCGCCCGAGCCAAGGAGCAGATTCAGATGCTGCCCGGCACAGGCGTGGCCTACCTGAAGAACCCGCAGGCCCCGGTGCCGGTCCACGATGACCGCTACCTGCGGGCCCTGCCGAAGGCGGACCAAGCGTACCTGTCCACCCCGGACCGCGTTGGCTTCGCCCTGAAGGATGCGGCCGAGGCCCGTGGCATGTCGCTGGACAACAACGCCCGGGTCTATCGTGCCGACGACACCCCTGGCGGTGCGCCGTACTTCGTGATCCTGGGCCAAGGCCCTGGCACCATCGAAGTGATCAGCATGGCCGACATGCTGGCGGCGGCCAAGAAACGGTACGCGAAGCTGACCGACAAGCCGGTGCCGAGCGGCGACGGCAGCTACGTGGCACCTTGAAAGGACGACCATGAACCCGCTTTTCCTGGAGACGCTGGCGCGGCTGGAGACGGCCGGTGGCGCGAAGACCATCAAGGGCCCGAACGGCGAGGACAGCCACAACCTGTTCAACATCAAGGACTTCAGCGGGAGCGGGTATCAGGCGTTCGACAAGGCCGAGGGCAGCAACGACCGCTACCGTAACTACCAGAGCCCCGAGGCGTCCAAGGCGGACGCGATGGACATGATCCGCCGGCTGTACCCGAAAGCCTACGAGGCGACCACGCCCGAGGAGTTCGCTGACGGCTTGCTGAACGGGGTGGGCGGGCGCAAGTACGCCACGGACCCCGCGTACCGTGAGAAGATCGTCAGCGTCGCGAACAGCGTCGCCAAGGCGACTGGCCCAGGCGTGGACCGGCCGGCTGTGAAGCCGGCTGTGCTGCCGATACCTGTGACCCGCACGACGCTGGCGGACCGGGCACCGGTGACGCCTGTAGCCGAGAAGTCCTTCATCGAGAAGGTCATGGCCGCGGACTCGATCCTGAAGGAAGACCCGCGGGCTCAGTCCTACGAACTGGTGAATCGGATCGTCGGCCTGGACGAGGACAAGGACGACCCGAACTGGACGCCGGACCCGACAACCGAGAAGGGGCTCAGCCTCGCCGAAGTCGAGTACCTGCATGAGTCCATCCCCGGCGGTTCCTCGGCGTACAACCGCCGGCTGGCCGAGATTCAGGAGAACCGCGGCCGTGACTCCAACCTCGCCGAATTGGGCGTTGTGCCGGCCCTGGTGGGCGGCCTGACCAGCCAGCGTAACAACATCCCGGGCCTGATCACGATGCTCGGCACCCTGGGTGTGGGCTCCCTGGCCGGCGCTGCGCTGCGCACCAAGGCGGCCGGGGAGGCTGCGGGTGTTGCGAACCAACTCAGCTACGCCTCCCGCGCGGCAGTGGCCCTGTCCCCGGCCCAGAGGCTGGCCCAGGCTGGCCGCCCTGGCGCCGCTATAGCCGCAGCCGTGGGCGAGGGCATCGTGGTGGACAGCGCCTTGATGATCGCTGACGACACCCTCGGCCGCCAGAACTTCTCGGCGGGCGAGTACACCATCAACCTCGCCAGTGGCGTGCTCCTGAGTTCGATCCCCGAACTGGCGACCCTGCCGGCTAGCCTGCGGGATGCCCGTCTTCTCCGCATGGCTGACAGCACCCCGGGGACCCGTCAAGAAGTGACCGCGGATGCCCTCCTGAACGAGCGCCGAGCGGCCCAGGACCTCGCTGACGATACTGCTACGTCAAGTGCTCCTGTAACAACGGACGCGGACGCCACCCGCTCAAACGTGGGGGACCTGCCTGAACTGCCGGGAAACCGCCTTGGCGGGGACCGAAATCTGGGTGCCATGCTCCGGGAATGGAATGACGCTGACGAGTCTGTAGGACGGAAAGACACCGGGCCCGCCGTCGCTGAGTCGTTCCCCATCCTGGACACCGCCGCCCTGGACGAGGCGCTACCGAGCAGCCGCCTGTTCCCCGAGTGGGGCAAGGACGTGGACCCGGTGTGGGCGAAGGACATGGACGAGTCCCGTATCCGGGCCGCCCGCGAGGACAAGCCGTGGAAGGACCTGATCAAGAAGACCGGGTACGATGGCGACTACGACCTCGCACAAGCCCTGCCGCCCGGACTGTATGTCCAGCCGGCCGTGCTCAAGTCCGAGAAGATGGCGCCTGCCGTGTCCGCCCTGACGACCATCGCCAAGGAGATGCTGCCGGGTAGCCGGATCACCCTCGGCCTGCTCAGCAAGGAAACCAAGGCCAGCGTGGACGGCGCGACGCCGGGCGGCATGATCATGTCCGCGGGCAAGACGCACTTCATCGGCATCAACCCCGACAAGGACAAGTTCTCGGCCGTGTACACCGGCATCCACGAAATCGGCCACGCCGTTGTTCACGAGAACCTGAAGTCCGTCCACCCCGCTTTGCTCAGCCGCATGGTGGCCGAGCACCGCGAGTTCCTGATCCAGTACAAAGCCGGCTCCGCGCTGGCCCGCTTCCGCCGCTTCAGCGCCGGGAACGAGTCACTGGCTAACGCTGACACTGGCGTCCTGCATGGCCGCCTGGACGACAGCAAACAAGTCGCCGGCTACGTCGCCAGCTTCGATGAGTACGGCGCGGAAGCGTTCGTCCGCTTCATCGAGCGTAAGGCCAAGGCAGCGAACCCGGACATGAAGTTCGACAAGGGCGTCATCGACGCCATCAAGTCCGTCTGGGCGAACCTGAAGAAGCTGTTCGACCGGGCGATGGAGCGGGGCTACCTGCCCAAGGACGAGGCGTTCGATGAGTTCTTCCAGAGCATCCTGGACGGCACCAACGCCGCGCAGGCTCGCTCCCCGGTGGGCGTGGCGAACGACCCGGCCAGCTACAGCGTGACCAGCGCGCAAGCCCGGAACTACTCCGACAAGGTGAACGAGGCGGCGAGGCAAGCACTGGCCGCGAACCCAATCGACCAGCGCAAGCTGGACGTGCTGGCCGGCTTGGCCCCCGAGCGCCTCGGCGCGATGACGGCAGGCTTGGTCCTGGCCCGCAGCAAGACTCCGGTCCTGCAACGGGTGGCCCAACTGATCACCGAGACGACGACCGGCGCCGCCGGGCGGCAGGCCACGGTGGCGGTGCGCCGCGACAGCGTGGCGACGATGCTCTACGGCGACAGCGCCCAAGCGTACACCACGCTGGCGGACCGGTGGGCCAAGTCCGAGGGGCACGGCATCCGTGACCGTTGGTTCAGCGGCGACAGCCGGCGTGAGTTCGACCGACAGGTCTACCTGTACAAGCGCCAGATGAACGCTGCCGAGAAGGGCGAGACGGTTCAGGGCCATCCCCTGGTCAAGCAAGCCGCCGGGCATCTCCACGCCCTGTACCAGCGTAGTGCGGACATGAAGCGCAAGGCCGGGACCATCGGCAGCGACCTCCTACCGCGCTCCAGCCGGGACTACGTGCCGCAGGAACTGGACGGCCAGAAGCTGGCAGCAGCCTCGGCCGAGGAACTGGTGACGATCCGCAAGACCCTCGTGGATCACTGGGTCCAAGAGAACGAGTGGGACGAGTCCTTCGCAAGGGGCCTCGCGAATCTGTACATCGACCGTGCCCGCAGCCGCCCCTTTGGCGACAGCGCCTACGGCGGCAAGATGGTAGACAGCCAGGGCATCGGCGACGTGCGCAAGGCCGCGGCGGAAGCCGTGGAGGCTGGCTACGTCACGTCCGGCGACGTGGAAGCGGCGATGCTCCGGCTGAAGAAGAACGACAAGCGCGGCGGCAAAGAGACGCGCGAGCGCCTTGACATCCCGATGGAAGCTCAGGTCGGCCCGGGCAAGCAGATGCTGGACTTCTTCGTCACGGACCAGATGTCCCTGGCGCACCGCCACGTGCAGAGCGCCGCTGGCGAAATCGGCCTGACCGAGATGGGCATCCCCGGCAAGGCCGGCCTGGACCGACTGCGGCTCGCTGCCGTCAACTCCACCCCGGCGCCGACGCTGGCCGAACTGCGGGCCTTCGACCAAGTGGCCGCGGAACTGTTCGGCGCCGCGCCGAAGGGCGCCATCTACAGCGAACTGGCGCAGACCACTCGGCTCATGACTTCGGTCCTGAAGCTCGGCGGCGCTGCGTTCAACCAGCTTGCCGAGACGAACAACCTGATCCACAGCCTGGGCCTGTCGGCCGCGCTGAAGCAGATCGTGACGCTGCCGGGCTACATGCTCGACGTGCGCCGCCGGGCCAATGGCGAGCAAGTGCCTCCGGGCCTGCTCGACAGCATCGAGTCCTGGGGCGGCGAAATCGGCATGTCCGACTACCGCATCAACTTTCCCCTCCGCGCCACCGACGAGGCGCTCCGCGAGTACAGCGAGGCGCCGGGCATGCTCAGCGCAATCGTCAAGGCGGGCGCGATGGCGCAGCACAAGATCAGCTTCTTCCGAGGCATCCACGCGGCACAGCACCGCGCGACGGCCGAGCAGATTCTGCTGAAAGCCGCACGGATCATCAAGGACTGGGATGGCGGGGCGCTGCCCAAGCCGTTGCAGGACATGGGCTTCGATGAGGCACTCGTCCGCAAGTTCAAGGACAACTTCGCCAACGTGGCGAACTACGACGAGTCCGGCCGCTTGGTCGAGTTCGACGTGGAGGGCGTCCGCGACGGTGCGGCCACCGAGGCGTTCGTGCAGGCGGTTCACCGCGGCACCCGCCAGATCATCCAAGGCACCTTCATCGGTGAGCGCAACGCCTGGGTCCACAACGACTGGATCGGCCTCATGACGCAGTTCCGCACCTTCTCGATCACCGCGATGGAGAAGCAGTGGGCCCGCAATCGGTTCATGCAGGACAACAAGTACGTGGGCTACGCCTACCTCGGCGGCATCGTCGCCATGCAATCCGCGTTCGCCTTCCCGATCTACCTCGCCCGGATGCAGTCGCAAGCGATGCTCATCCAGAACGATGAGGAGCGCAAGAAGTTCCTGGACGCTCGACTCAACCTGCCCGCGGCGACCCGTGGGCTCATGAATTACGCCGGGGCCAGTGGCCTGACCGGCGACCTCCTGGAGTACGCGATGATGTTCGGTGGCAAGTCCGCCGGCATCGAGGGCGCTCGGGGAGCGGGACAAGCCGATGTGATCGGCTCAGTTGTTCCCGCTGCCGGCGCCGTCAACCAAGGCGCCCGTGCGGTGGGCGGTGCCGTGGAAGCGGCCTTGGACGACAAGGAGGATAACGTCAAGGTGGACAGGGTTCTCAAGGCCCTGCCCTTCTCGTCACTCTGGTGGGTGACGCCATTCATCAACGCCGCGAAGGAGTAATCCTGCGGCGCAGGCCATGAAGCACGACATAGACATGACCGGCGAATTCTTCAAGATCACGCCAGCCGCTGGCCTGGGCGGCGCGTTCATCTTCGGCATCCCCATCGCCACCTGGGTGCTGTGGGTGACTGGACTCTACTATTCGTTCCTGCTGCTGACACTTCTGCGGGATCACTGGCTGACGCCCTGGTACAGGGCATGGAAGGAGAAGCGCAATGGCAAAGACGGCGGCGGACGAGGGCTCTCTTGGGACGCTGCACCGCTTGATGACGGAGCAGTTCCTGAATCTCTTGGCCGGAAAGCTGACTCGCCCTATCTATAACAAGGACGGCGAGCACACTGGCGACGAGGTTCTGGTTGCCACGGCGGCCGAACTGTCCGTGATCCGGGCGTTCCTGAAGGACAACGACATCACCGCGGCGATGGACGAGGGCAGCGCGCTGGACGAGCTTCGCAAGAAGCTGGCAGCGGGTGTCGGCGGCCGGAAGCCGATGGGGGCCGAGGACTTCGACCTCCCAGGCACGGTGCAGTAAATGGCCCGGGAGAGTACCGCAGCAGCGGCCCAGAGATGGGCCAAGCTGCGCCTCGTTCAGCAGCACTACGCTGAGTTCAACACGTTCCTCACGGACGTGATGGCGCTTCTGGGGTTCAATACCTCGGACCTCCAACGGGACATCGGCGAGTACATGGTGAGCGGCGGCCCGAACATCATGGTGCAGGCCCAACGGGGCCAAGCCAAAACGACCATCGCGGCGGCATTCGCCGTGTGGTCGCTCATTCACCATCCGAACTTCCGTGTCGTGATCGTGTCAGCCGGGGAGTCCCTGGCGAACGAAATCTCGACCCTGATCATCCGGGTGATCGACACGATGGAGACGCTGGAGTGCATGCGGGCTGACCCGCAGAACGGCGACCGTACCTCCGTCGAGCACTACGACGTTCACTACTCCCTGAAGGGCGTGGACAAGTCGCCCTCCGTGGCCTGCGTTGGCATCACGTCCAACCTGCCCGGCAAGCGCGCCGACATTCTGATCCCGGACGACATTGAGTCCCCGAAGAACTCCCTGACCGCTGAGCAGCGCGCCCGACTGGCGCACCTGACGCTGGAGTTCAGCAGCATCGCCACCGGCCAGCCTGACAAGGGCATCCCCGGCCGCATTATCTGGCTCGGCACGCCGCAGTCAGTGGACTCGATCTACAACGCGCTCCCCGGCCGCGGTGTCCTGGTCCGTATCTGGACCGGCCGCTACCCGACGCTGGAGCAAGCCGAGAACTACGGCGACATGCTCGCCCCGTGGATCAAGGACCGCCTGCTGGCGAACCCGGGCCTCGCCACTGGTGGCGGCATGCTCGGCGACCAAGGCCAGCCAACGGACCCGCTCCTCAAGAACGAGGAGACGCTACAGGCGAAGGAACTGGACAGCAAGTCCAACTTCCAACTCCAGTACATGCTCAACACGAGGCTCAGCGACGCGCTGCGCTTCCCGCTCAAGACTCACGCCCTGGTGCTGATGCGCCTGGACGCCAGCCGCACGGTCCCCGTGTCCGTGACGCCCGGCTTCACGAAGGCGAACCTGACCACCATCGTGTCCGCCGGCCTCTCGTGGCAGGTCAACACGCCGCAGTCCGTCAGCAACGAGACGGTCACGGCGCCGGACTTGGTGATGTACATCGACCCTGCCGGCGGCGGCCTCAACGGCGACGAGAACGGCTACAGCGTGACCAGTCAGGTCAACGGCAACGTGTTCCTGTTCGACTGGGGCGGCATGCCCGGCGGCTACAGCGCCAGCGGCATGAAGGCCCTGGCCCAGGTCGCGGCGCGCTGGCGAGTCGGCAAGGTCATCATCGAGAAGAACTTCGGCTACGGCGCGTTCAAGGAAGTCTTCACCCCGGTCCTGCATGCCCTCTGGCGGTGCGCCGTTGAGGACGACATGGTGACAGGACAGAAGGAAATCCGACTGATCAACACCCTGGAGCCGGTCCTCGGTCGCTCCTCGTTGATCATCAACTCCGCGATGATCGAGCAGGACGACGCGCAAGCGCGAGTCCACGGCATCCAGAAGGCCGTCACCTACAGCTTGTTCCACCAACTCGCACGGCTCACCCGCGACCGCGGCTCGCTGGCGCACGATGACCGCCTGGATGCGGTGGAGGGCGGCGTCAGGCACTGGCAGGCGCTGCTGGCACAGGACCAGTCCAAGGTCCTTGAGAAGATGCAGCGGGATGCCTTCATTAAGCAGACCCGCGACCCGCTTGGACACAACGACGAGAAGCCACTGGGCGCGTTCAAGAAACGCCTGGGGATTCTCGCCAGGAGATTGCGATGATCGAAGTGCGCAAGGCGAGGACGCAAAACGACCTCGCCGAATGCCACAGGATGCAGATGGACGTGTTCACCGGTGGCGAGCACCGAGACATCGAGAAGGACCACTGGTGGATCGCCCTGGTTGACGGAGTGAGTGCTGGCTTCGCATGCCTGCGCATCTACTCCGACAAGATCGCGTACCTCGCACTGGCCGGCGTGCTGCCGGAGTTCCGGGGCCGCGGCTTGCAGAAGCGCCTGATCAAGGCGCGCGAAGCCTTCGCTAAGAAGGAGGAGTGCGCCCAGATGATCACGTACACGGCATGGAAGAACTGGCCGAGCGCGAACAGTCTGATCCGGGAAGGGTACACGCTGTACACCCCGGCCGGTAAACCCTGGGGCCTTCCCTGGTCCCTGTACTTCAGGAAGAACCTGTGAACCTCCACGACATGCCCTCGCCCGGCACCATCACCCGGTCCCAGACCCTGGTGATGGAAGCGTTCCGGGCTATCAACTACACCCGGGTCATTGTCGAGCGTCAGCCCGACAGTGACGCAGGCGACCAGCTTCGCAAGTTCTTTACCGAATGCGCGAAGTTGTGCCCGAAGGCCGTCAAGCCGGCCAGCCAGAAGAAGAAGGCCGGCAGCGATCCCGCCCCGGCGTCCGTAACCAAATCGGCCTCTGGCCGGAAGGACTGACCATGTACGTTTACAATCTGCCGAGCGCAATGCCGCAGCACAATGCCATCGACCAAGACCTGCGCGCCGTTCTGGTCCGCGCCTTGGACCAACTTGCCCTGCGTGGTACGGCCGCCGACAAGGCGTCCTTCTCGCTGGCGATGAAGGCTGCCGCCCTGTCTGCCAATGATGCCGTCGAGCCGACGCCCATCGCCCTGGCTGCCAAGGCCGTCATCCTGAACTCCGCCACGGAACTGGACGTGATCCTGGACGCGCAAACGGTCCTGGACCTGCGCACCATCGACGCGACGCAGTTCACCGTGAACAACGGCGGCACCGTGTCCTCGGTCGCCGTGGTCGCTCCGGACACGCTGCGCATCACCGGCACCGGCTACGCCGCTGCGGACGTGGTGAGCTACGCCGCTGACGCGGACGCCAAGGACGTGCTGCGCTTCGCCAACTGGGTTGCCGCCGCCAGCGACGCCACCCTGGGCCCGGCCGTGTCGGTCGCCACCCTGACCGCCCTCGGCGCGACCGTCCTGGTTGAGTCCACCACGAGCATCCTGATCACTCTCGCGTACCCGATGACGACGCAACTCCCGGCCTACGGCGCCTTCGCCGTCAACAACGGTGGCACGGTCAGTGCGGTTGCCTTCCCCGGCGACAAGCTGATCCGCCTGACCGGTACGGGCTACGCCGCTGGCGACATCGTGACGTACACGGACCCGGCGAACGCGACCAGCCTCCAGCAAGTCCGCCCGTACAAGACGTACACGGTTGCCTCGGGCGCCGCGCCGGCAGCGACCTGATCATGGCCCTCGCGGAGAAGTTGAAGGCGGCGGGTGCCGCCATCACCGCGGGGCGAGCAATGGCCGCAGCCCTCACCGTCTCGTTCGGTGGGGCTGCGCTCATCATCAGCCACGAGGGAACAGAATCCCGTGTGTACCTGGACCCGGTGGGCATCCCTACCGTGTGCACGGGGCACACCGCCACCGTCAGCCAAAAGGACGTGGGCAAGACCTTCTCCAGCGAAGTATGCGCTAACTTGCTACGGCAGGACTTGCGCGTGGCTGAGGCCGCGGTCAAGAAGTGCACCACGGTTCCGATCACCCAGGAGCAGTACGATGCCCTCGTCTCGTTTACTTTCAACGTGGGCGGCGGGGCATACTGTCGCAGTACTCTTGCTCGGCGGCTTAACGCTGGCCGCTGCACTGCCGCTGGCGATCAGTTCCTACGTTGGAACAAGGCCGGCGGGAAAGTCCTCCCTGGCCTCACCCGGCGCAGAGCCGAAGAACGCACCCTGTTCATGACAGGCTGCAAGGAGAACTCATGAACGCTTACTACGCCAGTCACCCGGTCGCGCGCAGCCACATTGCCGCCGTCGAGGATACTGACTACTCAGCCTTCGGCGCCATCGCCGTTGTCTGCCTGACGGCCGGCAATGCCGTGATCCGTGACTTGAACGCCGTGGACGTGACGTACCCGATGACTGCCGGGCAAGTCCTCTATATCCAGGCACACAGCATTCGCGCTGCGAGCACCGGCACCTACGCCCTCTGGTTCTAAGGGGCAGGCATGGCCGGCTTTCGCATCGACATAAATGACGCCCGTAACGCGCCGGTCAAGCCCCTGGAGCCGCCCGGTGGGGGCGCCGTGCCCGTGACCGGGACGGCGCAAGTCAACGACGAGACGAATACCGCCCGCACAATCGGGGATGTAGTCACTGCTGGCCCGCATGAGGGCATCGAGGCCACCTATGACGCGGCGGCCCGTGCGGTTCGCCTGCGCCTGACAGGTTCCGCTCAGCCCGGTGCTATGTCCGTTGGCTCTGATGGGGACGCTACGGACGATTGGCTACCTATCCCTGGGCCGCCCGGGCCTCCTGGGCCAGCCGGTACCGGTAGCGGAATCCCCGAGCATTTGTTCTACTTAAATTGCGGGGCCGTGCAAATTGTGCCCGCAGATACCTACGATGGCGGTGCGCATGACCAGACGTACTCCCTATCAGGTGTTGACGGGGGGGAGATATGACAACTGAATTACGAAGAGTCCAACTGCGCCGTGGCACAGCGGCGGACTGGGCCGCCATCGACCCCGTGCTCGCGCAGGGGGAGCCCGGATTTGAGCATGACACTGGCGTGCTGAAGGTCGGAGACGGGTCAACGGCGTGGTCGGCGCTCCCGGCCGTGGCGTCGCCGACATCGGTCAGTACGGGCAGTAGCTCAAACATGTGGCCGGAAGACCCGATAGAGCCCGACATGCTTCTGATTCCAGGACCGACAGGCCCTGCGGGTCCCCCGGGTTCTGGGGGTAGTGGCGGTGGCGTTGTGCTGTGGCCGGAAGACCCGCCAGAGTCTGAAACCGTGTACCAACTGCACCAGACAGTAACCGCGGCTAGCGCCACCGGTGGGCTTTCCCGGGGCAAGGCGCTGGACCTCTTTGGCTTGCCCAACTTACTCTAGAAGGAGGCCGTATGGCCGGAAACACTGACCCCATCTACTCCCGTGTTGGTGACATCACCTGGGGCACGGTAGCTACGGCGAACACCGCCAAGGATGGTACCGGAACGGTAGTCACCGTATTCACAGCGGACGCGACAAACGGCGGGCGAGTTGAGAAACTCAAGGTGAGGGCCGCGGGCACAAACGTCGCCACAGCACTTCGTGTGTTCCTCAACAACGGATCAAGCAACGCCACGCCAGCGAACAACACCCTGTACACTGAGATCACGGTGGCGGCCACCACCCTCAGCGAGGTAGCGGCGCTGGCAGATAACGAGATCACACTCAACCTCGCGCTCCCGCCCGGATACAAAATCAACATCACCATCGGCACTACCGTGGCTGCGGGGCTTCATGTCACGGCAGTAGGCGGCAAGTACTAAAGTGGCCCTGCAAGACATGGGTGGGTACCCTGATAACCCCGGTGGGGTCACGGGACAGGATGCGAGGGGCTACGTTAACATGGCGCCCTGGAGCAATGCTGTCATGCCTTCTGGCCTTACCTTTGGCTCCTCCAACTTGCACGTTGTTCGGCACGTTAACACCGGGGTAGCGGCCACCCGCGCCATGTTTCACTCTCGCCGCCGGACTACCGGCAAGCGGGCCATCCGCTTCCTGGCGCAGGCTGCGGCTATCAATAGTTCTGGGCCGGCTGTGGGGTTACTCGCGGATGCGTCTATTGGTACGGGTATTGGCCTGACGGCAAACAGCACTGCCATGTGGGTCAACGAAGGAGCCGTAGGAGAGCGTGCGTACCGCAACGGCGGCAGTACCGAGCTAGGGAACCTCGCCGCGTACGACCGCCTCATGGAGGGCATGATCGAGGTTGACTTTGATTTGGGTCGCGTGTGGTTTGGCGGGGGCGGGGTGTTTGTCGGAAACCCGGCAGCAGGCACTAGCCCGACGCACACATGGACCCCGGGTACCGCGTGGACTCTGGTCTTTGATCTTTTCTACCCTGGCACATCATTGGTGCTGTTGCAGCCCCATGAGTTTCGGACTGTCGCTACCGCGGGCTTTGACCCGGGCTGGTAGCTTATCGACTTACTAAGGACACATCATGCAGAACAAGGCATTCCGTTTCGGCCCCGTTGCCCTCGCAAACAGCGCGGCCAACGTCCTGAACCCTCCCACGGCCTCCGGTGGCGTCAATGCGGGCTCATCCTCGCAGTACATCATCCTGAAGCACATCCGCATCGTCAACAAGACGGGCAGTGCTGCCACCTTCACCGGCTACCTGGGTGCTACCGGCGCCTCGGCAGCGGGCACGGAAGTGATCGGAGTCGGCAAGAGCGTGCCGGCCAACGACTACGTTGACTGGTTCGGCTACCTGCGAATCGACGCGGCTGACTTCCTGGTCATGCTCGCCTCCGCCGCCACAACTCTGACGATCCAGGGAGAGGGCGAGATTGGTGTGGCCGGCTAACGTGGGCGTAGGAGGCATCCTGGCGGTGGCTTTCGCCGGACTGTGCGTGGCACTGTACACACAGACAGTCCGCCTGGATGCCTCCAATCAGGAGAGGAAGGTCCTGCTTGCGGAAGTCGCGGCGGCCGACCGCAGCCGCAAGGCCGCGATCAAGGCCGCCTCCAATCGAGCGGCTGAGGCCGCAATCGCCCAGGAGCAGGCCCGCGTGGCCCGCAAGGCCCTGGACGAGGCCCTTCAGGGGCCCGCGAAGGAGTGGGCGGAGCAACCCGTGCCGCAGGAGGTCCTTGATGCGCTTCGTTGATCGCAAGTACATCGCCGCGCCGGCCATCCTGACCGCAATCTGGGTCATCGGCCTCTGTTTCCTGCTCTCTGGCTGCTTCGCGACCACCGGTGGAAGCCAGCAGCCCGTTCCAGAGGAGTTTCTGGCCGAGTGCCGTGCCCTGGACCGGGAAATACGGACCAACGGGGACCTCGCGAAGGCCCTGAAGGACCACAAGGAAGCCCTCGCGGCCTGTAATTTGGACAAGAAGGCTATCCGGCAGTGGTCCGACGGCCTTGTGGAGTAATCATGGCGAACGCATTCATTGTGATGGTCGGACCTGACGGCAACCTAGTACAAATTCCAACGTCTATTCAGGAAATCGTGGCCAACGACGTGGACGGCGCCAACTCTGGTCAGCGCCCGCATCTTCTGCGCCCCGGAGCCGCGTACCTCGTAACGGACTTGGGCGCACTGTACGCCAGCGATGGTGCAACTCTGGCCCCCGCAGAGCCGGCCCCCGGCGGTGGCGGTGGCGGAGGACCCACGTCATTTACCGACCTTGATGATGCGCCGGCATCGTATAGTGGGCTCGCAAACAATGTTTTGTGCGTCAACGCTGAAGAAACCGCCGTGGGCGTCGCTACAGACTTTGTGTCGGATGTAGTAGTAAAGGCGGGTAACTCACACGCCGCATACGTGACCGGCGGCGATGGGGGCGGCCCGGTCTACGTGACCGGCGGGGATGACGGCGGGGCCGTCTACGTGACCGGCGGCGATGGGGGCGATGTAATCATCAGTGGGGGGGATACTGGTGATGTCAGAATCTCCGGCGGACTGGGCGGCGGGGTGATAGAACTCGCAGGCTCTGTTGGCGGCCCAGTGGCGATCACCGGAGGCGCTGACTCCGGTGGCGTAAATATACAGGGCGGCACTTACGGAGCAGAAAACGGCGCTAGTGACGTTTCAATCACCACTTCGGACGGCGGTGGCATAACCATAGCCGCCTCGGCCGGTTTGGGCGGGGAGGGTCGGGTTGAAATCTCCTCGGACGGTGGTAGTGGTGGCGGCATTGGACTAGTCGCGGGCGATGGCGGGATCACTCTGAACACCGCTTTGCTCGTCTTGGCCAATTTGCCGACATCCGATCCGGCGGTTGAAAACGCCGTATGGAACGACGCTGGCACCCTGAAGATTTCCGCCGGCTGAAGTTAGTAGGCACTCACGTTAGTGGGCGCTTTCTTATCCCGGGCCCTAGAAGGCCGCCGAAAGCGTCAGGCCATACTGGTATCCCCTACCACCTGATCGTTCAATGGCGGCCCTTCTAGGGCCCTTCCTGAGCATTCCGGGAGATCGCACAATGTCAATCATCCTTCACACCATGATGGTCACGCCAGCGGGCGATACCGTCCTCGCGCCCGTCCGCGTCAAGCTCCTCACCCCGGAGACCGTTGCGGCGGCGCAGGCCGGGCAGCGTCCCAGGAAATCGTCATCCCGCCGGTCGGCACTCTGACCTTCACCCACGGCATCCTGACTGGCTTTGAACCGGCCTAGGAGCCCGAAAGGCTATCCATGCGCAGAGCACCACCGGCCCACAAGGCCACAACTAATCCGCCCGGCCAATCCCGCACGCGGCCGGAGCCCCCGGAGCCCTTGCCGTTCGGGCATGACACCAGATTGCCCCGCCGGCTGAAGAAGGCCGCCAAGGACCCGCGCTCGGGATCGGACGGCCAAGCATGACCCGGATCATCTACCTGAACGCCTCCGGGCACAAGTTCACCTTCGCCTCCACGGATGACGCAGCCCTGGACCGCCTCCTGCTAAGTTAGCGCGTACTCACAGGGAACCCGGCATAAACACTGAGAATTTCACATAATGAAAAGGACGCTGACGAGTCTGTAGGGCCGGCCCCTCCAAGGAGGCAGACACCGCCGGGTGAGAACCCCGGGGATTCAGTCTTCGACAGTGATCGTGCGAAGGATGACGGAGTGCTACGCGCAGGCTTGTAACAAAGCCTCGGACCCAAATCTGCTTCGCACACACGAAGGGGCTCCCCACCTCCCGCGGCCCGGCCTTCCCCCCGTGCCACCCCTCGCGCCCCAGTGTGCGCTCACTCACATAGCCCTAAGTGAGCACGCACTCACCATGCCCGGACGCCCAGGCAGAGGCAAGTGAGCACTCACGCACACACGGAGGCGGCCTGTCCCTTTTGCCCAGTGTGATAGCTAGTGCTCGCTTCCCTTTTGCATGGCGGAATGTGGTTTCATCGCCACGTCAGGCTCATGTAAGGTTCGTGGTGCACATTAGCGGTCTCGGTTGATGAGGCGCACGACGCGCACTCAGGCTACTGACCGGTGCGTCCACTCGGTGCGCACCGCGATGACCCGCGAGGGTCAGGGAGAAGGTCCGCGAGGGCTTGTTGTAAGGACGCCACAAGGGTTTACCCTGTTGACGGGCGCTCAGACTTCAGGCACATTAGCGGTCTCGGTTGATCCTAACGGCGCGAGTCGCTGCTAGGGTCTGCCGATAAGGTAGGGGCTTGACAGTTCGCTGCAAGTCAGGTAAGATGCTCTTTCGGTGTAGTATGCTGGTTGATGGAACCCGCTAGCCTAGGTGTTCTAGGCGCGTCCATACAGGGACAAGCGATGGCTGGATACCGTGCGGATGACACCCGGGAACCGACCCGTAATAATCGGGGGCTGAGGATCGTTTCCTAGGTCCGCCATGCACCACTGGGTGCCGCTGCGCGGGTTATTAGGATGAATCCAGCCCGGGAGTCTGACTTGTCCAGACGTTCCCGGGAGTGCGAGGGTGTGAACCACGCATGCCACCAAATAGCTCGGGCTAACCCTCACTCGTGAGGCATGCCCGGGCAGACAATCAGAGGGTCACGTGTGGCCTTGTGATTGTCTCAACGGAGGGTGCTATGGCACACAAGGAAGTCAAGGACATTCACGGACAAGGCCCGACGACCATTCAGATCACGGCGGCGCTGAAGAAACTGCATCGTCAGGGTCTGGTCGCGTCAGCCGTCAAGCACTACAAGGCGGATCGGATCGCCTACAAGGCCACCCGCGGCACGCAATCCGCGCTGCGCCTCGCCGGCAAGCGGCCGGGCCCGGTCATCCTGCGCCCTGAACTGGTCCGCGAGATGAATGCCAAGCTCCAAGCGGCATGATCACGGCCGCAGTCACCACGGTCGGACTGTGCGCCTTCATCCTCGCCACCGCGAACTGGATCGCGGATCAAGTGATGGAGCGCGTATGGCGCTGATGGCATTGATCGACAAGGCCCGCGTGCTGGAACTGGCGCGCGAGCAAGGCCATGTGCCACTGGCGAGTCAGGTGTTCTCATCCATGCTCGGCGCGCACCGTTGGCTAAGCGAGCACGGGGGCAAGTCCGCAACCGTGCTACGCCTAGGGGTTAGTGCGTTCATCGTAGTAGCGTAGCCCATAGGCCACCGAGCGTGGCCCTTGGAGTGCGCTTGCACTCGGATGGCATTCGCCACCCGCAACCGGCCCGTGGGGCCACAAGGGGATACCTGACATGGAATTGAAAGACCTGTACTCTGCCATCGACAAGTTCGCGAAGCAGGGCAAGACCTGGGCCGACCAAGGCCACAAGCTGGCCGTCGCCACGCTGGAACATCTCGTCAAGTCGCACGGTGATGTGGGCGCGGTGAACCGCCTGTACCTCGCCATGCCCGCCGGCTCCAAGAGCACCGCGCTGGTGTCGTGGTTCCTGACCTACGGCGCCGTGGTGGCGAACGTGGACAAGGACAGCAAGGGCGAGAAGCCGTTCGTGTTCGCCAAGGACAAGGTGACGAACGTCGCCGGTGGCCGCGCCGACCCGTGGTACAACCACAAGCCGGAACCCGCGCCGGACATGGAGTTCGACGTGCAGAAGGCGCTGGCGGGCATCCTCCAGAAGGCCAAGAAGATGAGCGAGAAGGGTGGCACGGTCAAGGGCAGCGAACTGCTGCTCGAAATCGAAGCCATCGCTGCCGGCGAGAAGAAGTCGCCGAGCACGGAACCGGCTGCCGGCGCCGACATGCAGTAACGCTCAGCGGCGGGTGACTCTGTGGCCCGCCTGCTACTGCTGACGAGCGCAGCCCCTCGCCCACCGTTATCGGCGGGCCTGGGAGTGCGTTTGCACTGCTACAAGGATCGAGATGCGTGAATGGCAAATGATCATCGCCCGCGACATGGTGGAGTCCGCGACGTGGAGCGCGTGGTTCGACGACGTGCCGCTCTCATGGGTGGCCGCATGAAACCCGCCCGCATTCTGCCTGATGGCAGCGTGGAGTACGTCCTGCGCTGGCTGAAGTACCACCGCAACAAGGCTGCGGAAACCGCGTGGGCCCGCATCGTAGGCCCCGCCGCGTTCGCTCACGCTGCCGCGGACAGTGCGTGGTCCAAGCTGCAATGCGATCCGGACACCGAAGTCCTGACATCCCGTCCCACCATGTGAAAGGCTCGTATGAGCAGAATCCCGACCGATTCCCGCGGCGCGTTCCGCAGGTACTTCGTGCCGACCTTCCTGCACTGCGCCGGCATCGCGTCCGGCCTGGGCGTGGGGCTGGTGTTCGGCATCATGCTCGGGGTGGCATCAGCGATGCTCGCCCTGAGCCAGTGAGCCGGGTCATCAGCGGCGGGGCGACCTTCGCCCTGCACGCTGCCCTGATCCTGGCCGCTGTGGCATCCTGTGCTGTGCCGCAGATTCCACCGCCACCCATCGAGCGTGAAGCCCGCGGTGAGCCCGCGATGGAAATCACGCTGATAGCAACCTCGGCGCAAGGCACGCTGACGTGCCCGTACCATTACGATGGTGTGGGCTTCAAGCACAACTGGTCCGGCGTGATCCTGGGCGTGGCACCAACGGCGCCAGCGGATCGCGCTGGATTCACTGTTGGCGATCAGGTCCGAGGCTTCGAGATGCTGGACCAACTGAAGGCGGGTGACTGGATCACCCTGGAGCGTCTTGAAGGCGAGCGGTGGGTCAAGCACCGCATGCCCGTAGAGACGATATGCCAAGAAATAAGCTGAGCGGGGTCCGCTAATCCCTACCCCGCAGCCGTCAATTCCCGGACGTTAAAGGGCTGGACAGGGCTGACGCCGAGTCCGTAAGCTGACAGTCAGGCCCTCACTTGAGAGTGCAGGGCAGAGGCCGGCGCCTCTGCTGTGCGCTTTCGCACTGCCTGGAGTGTTCTATGAACATCACCGCCAACGACGCCAAGCTGGCCAGCCAATTCTCGAAGGCCCTTGACGCACTCGTGCAGAAGTACGATGTGGCGTCCGCCAACGCGCTGGACGCCAGCCGCACGGTCCCGACCGTGCCGCGCTTCACGCACAAGTTCGTCAACGGCGTGCATGTCGTGTTCGACAACCGCTTCTACTGCAACGCCGAGGTCTTCCCGACCATGAAGGCAGTAAAAGCGGCACTGGAATGAGGACCAGCACCGACGACCTGCTGATCAAGCAGGCCCGCGAGAAGATCGAGCACCGCTTGACCGGCGACGCCCGGACGTGGCTGGACCACCCGAGCACCGAACTCAGCACCGCCCTGTACAAGCGGGGCTACTGGACCTTCTACTGCGCCTTCGCGCTGCTGTACATCGTGATTCGTCAAATGCCAAAGGGCGACGGGTATGACGTGCGGCTCGTGTTCCGCGATCAAAGCCCCACCATGTCAGGAGTCGAAGAATGACGCATCGTGACTACATCGAGTTGATCCTCGCCGGCCTGCGCGACATGCGGACCAACCGGCGGGATCGGGGATTGGGCATCTGCGGTAACCTGGACGAATACCTGCTGGAAACCGTCGGGGAGGACTTCGAGTTCCGCAGTATTCCGCCGGAGTTGCGCATGTGGGACGTGTTCTTCACTCTGGGGTACGACGCGTGGTACCCGGTGCTCGCGACCCGGGCAGAAGCCGACAAGTTGGGCTTCGCGCCGAAAAGCAAATTCGGGCAGAACGACGACTTGGACGGCCACTACGCCGATGTTCCGCCTACCCAACGCGACCTGAACGAGTTCGTGTACGATCACACCCGCGATGTGTGGTCCGACGAGTACGGCGAGCGCCGGGCCGAACTGCTGGAGGTCGTGATCAAGCACTTCGAGGGCCTGCTGAGTGCAGACGTTCCTGCCGTACCCTGACTTCCACAAGTCTATGCGCAGCCTGGACCCGCTGCGCCTCGGCAATCAGGTGTACAACGAGGGCATGGTCTTGTTCAACGGCGGCTGGCCACGGCATCCCGCGTCACTGATGTGGCGCGGGTACCGCAGTGCCCTCGCGCGCTACGTGCTGGCCGGAGTTGACGTGCTCCAAGAGCGCGGCAGCAGCGACGTGACCTACCTTCGTGCCAAGCTGAAACCAGTTGCGGAGAAGGACCCCGCCCAGCCGAACTGGCTAGGCCAGCGGGCCTTTCACCGCTCCCACAAAAGCAACCTACTTCGCAAGGACCCGCGCTGGTACCGCCAATTCAGGTGGGACTGCGGGTCCGAGCTACCCTACATCTGGCCCGCATCTGACCGGGCACACAAAGCGGAGTTCTACTGATGAGGAACAACCCACTCGGCGCGCTCATGTACGCCGGCCCGACGAGCCTGATCCGCCGCAACGAGTACCGCCTGATCGAGGTCTTGAGGCGGCATCCATGACCAAGGATGACCTTCGCGCCGTAGGGGAAACCCTGCGGGACGGCGGCCGGGTTCGGGTGAGCCACGGCTGCGGCGAAGGCAAGACGATGCTGGTCAGCCGCGAGGGTCCGAGGGTCCGCGGCTGGTGCTTCCGCTGCGCCGAGGGCCTGGGCGTCGAGCTTGCACTGAGCATCAGCGAGAACGTGCTGCGGGTCCAGCAGGCCCAGTTCCAAGCCGCCGACGCCCAGTTCGACGGCGACCAGGAGTTGCCGCCTGCGGACCCCGACATGTCCCGCTGGCCGCTGGTGTCCCGCCTGTGGCTCCTGAAGGCCGGGCTGGCCGAGGATGCCTGCCGCTGGCTTGAGGTCGGCTGGTCGCAGGACATGCAGCGCACGGTGCTGCCGCTGCGCGACCGCTACGGCTTCGTCGTGTCCTGGACCGCCCGGGCGCACGATGGTCGGACGCCCAAGTACCTGACCGGCCACCTCCCCGAGGGCTTCGTGGCCGAGTTCCCTGGTGGCGCCGGCTCGGGCCGCCCGGTGGTGACCGAGGACTGGCTCAGCGCCTGTAAGCTGGGCTGGCACGGCATCCACACCATCAGCATGCTGGGCACCTACGCGAAGCCCGCGACCCTGCTGCGCCTGCTGGAATTCAAGGAGCCCTTCGTATGGCTGGACAACGACTTGCCCCCGAAGCACCGGGTCAACTGGGGGCAGCACCACGCGGCGAAGCTGTGCAAGGCCCTGCGGGCTCTCGGCTCGCGGCCGATCAACGTGGTGAGCGACCAGGAGCCCAAGCAACTGGACCGAGGGGCGATCATCGTCACTCTTGCCCGCAGTGCGGCGAACCGCACACCCTCAGTCAGTGCCCCCGATGGAGAGTCCGCTAATGGATGAATCAACCCTGGACCTGACGGTCCTTCGCCTGCTGCGCGACCGCAACAAGCTCGACCGCTTGTTCCCGGCCGTGTCCGAGACGGCGGTGGACCCGAAGACCTACGCCATCCTGAAGGCGTACAAGCGTTGGTTCAAGGAGCACGATGGCGTCAAGGCCATCGAGGCCCCGGACTTCCTGCGCTGGTTCAAGACGGTGAACCCGAAGATGAAGGCTGACGAGATGTCAGTGTTCACTCACGTCCTGAAGAAGGCCGCCGAGCCCGCGGACCCGAAGCTGGAGGACGGCCTGCTCAAGCGGCTGGCCGCGTCCGCATCGGCCGCCGCGCTGGCGAAGGGCCTTGCGGCCTATGCGGACGGCGAGGAGGTTGACTTCCGCTCGCTGGTCAGCGGCACCCTGGACGACTATGACCGGGTGAGCGGCACGCACATCAAGCCGGACCAAGTGTTGACTCCCATCGGCCAGATTCTGGACGTGGAGGAGAACGACATCGGCTTCGACTGGCCGCTGGATGTGATCAACAACAGCGTCAAGCCGATGCGCCCTGGCGACTTCGCTGGCCTCGCCGCCAGCGTGGACGCAGGCAAGACCACCACGGTGGCGCACATCGCGACGCACTGGGCCAGGCAAGTGGACCGACTGTTCCCCGGCGAGGAGCGCAGCATCCTGTGGCTGTGCAACGAGGGCCCGGGTGACAACATCGTGCTGCGCTGCTGGCAAAGCGCGTGCAACTGGACCATCGAGGACATGGCGAAGGCCCGCAAGGCCGGTGGCGAGGAGGCGTTGCGCGCTGCGTACCGCATGGCCCTGGGCGGCCGGGCCGGCGCGCTGCGCGTCTTCGAGATTCACGGGCGCAACTCGGCCTACGTCGAGGGCCTGTTCCGGAAGTTCAAGCCGGCGGCGGTGATCTTCGACATGATCGACAACGTGGAGTTCTCCGGCAAGGCCAACGATGGCGGGGAGCGCACGGACCAGATTCTCGAAGCCAAGTACCAGTGGGCCCGCCTCCTGGGCGTCAAGTACACCTGCGCGATCCTGGCGACGAGTCAGCTATCCGTGGACGGCTTCGGCCTTCAGTACCCGCTCCAGCACATGCTGAAGGACAGCAAGGTCGGCAAGCAAGGCTCGATGGACGTGCTGATGACGCTCGGCAAGGTCGCCGATCCCAACATGGCGGCGTTCCGATACCTCGGCGCCCCGAAGAACAAGCGCCGCCGTGCTGGCGCACCACCCCTCATGGCCGAAGTCATCTTCGATGGCGACAGGGCCCGACTCAGGAGTTCCCAGGAATGACCCGCTTCTACGCAGCCACCGTCGCGCAGTCCATCACCACGATCCGCATCCCGACCGACGCCTACACGTTCAAGGTGCCAGCCAAGGCGCCCTGGTACGTGGCCTGGGTGGCGGGCAAGGCGTGGGCCCTGCTGCACAAGCTGAAGGCCCTGGCGTTCCACTTCGACCTGAAGGACACGTACACCACCGTCCACATCGACACGGATGACGTGATCCGCCGCCTGATGGAGAGCCACCGCGCCGTTCAGGACAGCCTGGGCTACGGCGGCGAGGTCTTGCTGATCGGGGCCGAGGACTTCCGGGAACTGATGGGCCACCCGCACCTGATGGAGTCGCACCAGTTCGTCGCGGAGTACAGCTACTCCCGCCGGCTGATGGGCCTGACCGTCTGCATCATCCCGCAGATGACGGGCATGGTCGTCGTCCGGCGGAACCAACTGGCGTGAAGCGACGGACCGTCACCCTGCAACCGTCCCGCAAGGCGACGGACCCCGAACTGGAGGCCCGCCGCAAGCGGGACCCTGACATGCCCGAGCCCGTGCTCTGGGTCGTCTTCGACAGCATGGGCACCAGCTTCTGGGACGACAACCCGGAGGGTGCGACCGCGCTGGCGAAGCAGTATCACAGGATGAAGTGATGAACCAATGCGACCTCCCGAGCCTGTTACACATTCTGCGACGGCTGCCGCCGGGGGTGGGTTTCACGACTCGCCGTCCGACTGGTGTCATGATCCGGCACCTTGCCACCGTGGCGGGACTGGAGCAGATCGGCACAGGGGCATACGCTAGGGTGTACGAGTGGTCACCGGGCTGGGTGTTACGCATCAGCACGTCCAAGGATGACGGCCACCGGCACTACGCCAAGCTCGCCATGCGGTACGGCAAGCCCTGGATGCCGGTCATCCGGGACTACCACAAGGCCGGCGGCTTCCACGTCGCCGTGATCGAGCGCCTGCACCGCCAGCGGACCCGCGGCAGAGCGAACGCGGAGGAACTGGAGTGGCTAGAGAAGCACAGGCCGAAGACCGTCCGACGAGACATCCACAGCAGCAACATCATGCGCCGCGAGAACGGCACCTACGTCATCACCGACCCTTGGAGTCACCGATCATGAACATTCCCGGCATCATCGCCAGCGCGCAAGCCCTGGGGTCCGACATGTCAGCCCTGCCGGCAGAGCAACTCGTCACCACCGCGGGCTCGACGGCTAAGCTGGCGCAGGTCGTGCTGGCCTTGGCCCGCCGCATCCAGATGCTCGACGTGAACAAGGGGCAAGTGCAGTGAAGCTCTACCTGATCGGCTCCCTGCGCAACACGGCCGTGCCGATGCTGGCCGAGGAACTGCGCGCCCGACTCCCGGACTGGGTGATCTTCGATGACTGGTACGCCGCCGGGCCCGAGGCGGATGACAAGTGGCAAGCCTACGAGAAGGCCCGCGGCCACGACTTCATCACCGCGCTCGACGGCCACGCCGCGAACCACGTGTATGAGTTCGACAAGCACCACCTGGACACCGCCGACGCCGTGGTCCTGGTCATGCCGGCCGGCAAGTCCGGGCACCTGGAGTTCGGGTACTGCATCGGCCGTGGCATCCCCGGGTTCATCCTGATAGACGGCGAGCCCGAGCGGTTCGACGTGATGTACCGCTTCGCCACCGAGGTTGTCAAGACCGCGGAGGACCTGATCGGCGCCATCAAGGACAACGTGCCCGAGGATAGGTTCTGATGGCGAAGTACGAAATCCTGAAGGCCGTCGAGTACGACAAGCTGTCGGCGGACATGAAGAAGAAGTACCCGAACGTGCAAGCCCGCCCGCCGCATCCGCTACAGCGTGATGCAGTGTGGCGACACCGTGTTCATGCACCCTGACCTGATCAAGAGGCTGCCCAGATGAAGCGAGAGCGTATCGTCGCCCTGGACATAGAGACAGGGATCAACGGCGGCGAGAACCCGTTCGCGGACACCCGGGACGTGGTGTCCTGCGGATGGCAGGACCAAGGCGGGCAGGTCATCACCACCTACGACGAGCACGAGTTTCATCGGGGGACGCTGACGAGACTGCTAGCAGGGACCAAGGTTCTGATCACGTTCAACGGCAAGTTCGACGTGCAGCACCTGACGCACTGGCCCGAGGACTACGCCGCGTGGCAGGACTTCGTGGCCGAGGGCGGCGTGCTGTGGGATTGCCAGCTTGCGGAGTACCTACTGCGCGGCATGCACCCGGAGGTCCACTACCTGTCCCTCAATGAGGTCAGCGCGACCTACGGCGGAGACCAGAAGATCGACGCCATCGCAGAACTGTGGGCCGCCGGTGTGCAGACACGGGACATCGACCGTGACCTGTTGCTGGAGTACCTGACCGGGGACGTAAAGAACACCCGGCTGATCTTCGAGAAGCAGATCGCCGTGGCCCGGGAGCGCGGGCAACTGAAGTCCCTGCTGGTGAACTTCGGCGCTCTGTGCTGCTCCATCGAGATGGAACGCAACGGCATGTTCGTGGACCGCGAGCTTGCCGAGGAGAAGCGCGAGGTCCTGGCCGCCGAGGTTGTGACCCTGAAGGCCGGGCTCGAAGAGTACGTCCCGGCCGCGGTGAAGTCCGTCTTCAACTGGGGCAGTCGCTACCACAAGTCCGCGCTGTTGTTTGGCGGTGTGGTCAAGGTGCCCGGGTACGAGTACGACCTGAAGTCGGGCCTCACTACGATGGAAGAGCCCGGCCCCGACAGCCAGTTCCGTGCCGAGGAATACGCCTACGCTCAGAAGACCGAGAAGCACTGGCTGCTGGAAGACGGTAGCACGGTCAGCTTTGAGCAGCACCTGATTGAGAGCCCGGCCCGGCCCATCTCCCGCTTCAAGAGCGGCATCAACGCTGGTGAGTTCAAGACCAAGAACGTCACGACCGACGACTACACCAAGCCCAAGGGCCGCAAGGTGGACGTGCCGCACACGCTGCCCGGCCACATCGACCCGCTGCCTGAGTGGGCGTCCAGCCCTCCGGGCGTGTACAAGGTGGGCTCTGAGGTCATGGAAGTCCTGGAGGGGTCCAAGATTCCCTTCGTCGCTACGCTGGTGCGCTACACCGGCGCGGCCAAGGACCTCGGCACCTACTTCTGGGTCGAGGCCGAGGACGGCACCCGCACGGGGATGCTGACCAAGGTAGGAGCGGACGGGCTGATCCATCACAAGATCAACCACGTCACCGTGGTCACGGGCCGGCTGTCCAGCAGCGACCCGAACTTGCAGAACCTGCCCCGCAAGGACAAGAGCACGGTCAAGTACATCTTCCGCAGCCGCTTTTCCGGCGGCAGCATCGGCCAGTCGGACTTCTCCTCGCTGGAGGTATACGTCCAGGCCATGCTGACGCGGGCCAAGGTGCTGACCGAGGCGCTGAAGAAGGGCCTGGACGTTCACGTGCTGAAGCTCAGCCTGTCCAAGCTCGGCGAGGGCAAGTCCTACGACGAGTTGCTGTCCTTGTGCAAGGGTCCCAACGCCACGCCGGAGTGGAAAGAGAAGCGCACCCAGTCCAAGGAAATCTCCTTCCAGGACGCCTACGGGGCTGGCCCGGCGAAGATCGCCAAGACCACCGGCATGTCAGTCGAGGACGTGATCGCGTTCCAGTCCGCTGACCGTGAGGCGAACCCGGAGATTGGCAGCTTCTTCGAGAGCCTGCACAAGGCCCTGGTCACGAGCCGCCAACCGCACGGCGAGGCGACCCCTCACCCGGAAGTGGCTGGCGTGATCTGCCACCTGGGCCGGGGCGAGTACATCACCCCAGACGGCAAGCGGTACGGCTTCACGGAGCGCCCCGCGCTGCGATACCAGACCGAGCAAGGCATCAACCAGAACTTCTCCCCGACCGAGGAGAAGAACTACGTGGTGCAGGGCACGGGCGGGGAGATTGCGAAGATGGCGATGTGGATCGCCGTGCGGGAGTTCTACCGGCACCGCAACTTCGACCACGGCGCGCTGCTGGTCAACCAAGTCCACGACGCGGTGTACATCGACGCCGCCCTGGGCAAGAAGGAGCAAGCACTCATGACTCTGCATGCTTGCATGCTGGCGGCGAGCCCCGCTTACGAGCGGTACTTCGACTGGCAGCTTGGCATCCACGTCCCGGCCGAGACGACCTACGGTGACTCCCTGGCTGACGAGAATGCGGCTGCGCTGCCCGAGAAAGCCTCCATGCAGTACATGGTGGACGCCATCGTGAACCGCTACTTCAAGGAACGCAAATGACACCGCAAGTTGTGTTTTGCGACATGGGCGTTGGCTGTGAGGAGTCCGGCGTGTGCTACGCTGTTGCCCACGGCGAACCCGGCCGCTGCGGCCTCCGGCCCCTGCTGGCCGGCAACGTGATCCCGCTTCGCCTCGCGGACAATGCCCCGGCGCACAAGCAGACTGACCCGAACAAGGCACCCGGCCAGATCGTGAACCCGATCCCCGAGGCCCTGTTGTACAAGCCCGCCCACGGCGGGTATCCCTCTCCTTCCAAGGACCAAGCATGACGAACAAGTTCCAGAACGTTGGCGCTGCCGCCGCCTCAGCCGGTGCGGACATGACCAAGACGACCAAGGGCGGCGGCGATGGCCCGAAGGCCCCGGCCGCTGGCATGTGCCGCCTGCGCCTCGTCGGCTACGTCGAACTGGGCGTGCAGAAGATCACGTTCCAAGGCGTGGACCAAGAGAAGCCGCGCTTCAAGCTGATCTTCGAGTTGTCCGGCAAGAACCATCAGCCGCGTGACTTCGACGGCAAGAAGCAGCCGTGGCTGATGGAGGTCGAGGAGACGCTGAGCCGCAGCGAGAAGGCCAACGCGACCAAGCTGTTCGCCGCGATGAACCACGAAGGCAAGCACAACCACTTCGCCCAGATGCTCGGCGAGGCGTTCCTCGGCGAGGTCGTGCACCGCAAGTACCCGCGCCGCTCGGACGACAAGTCCAAGCCGGAATCGTGGACCGGCCTCGCCGCCGAATTCCGCGCCAAGGGCCAGCCGTACACCATCCGTGCGCCCAAGGTGTACAACGCCACGACCGAGGAGATGGACGTGGTGAAGGTGGACCCGGCGCTCACGCCGCTGCGCTGCTTCGTCTGGGACTTTGCGGACCAGGAGCAGTGGGACTCGTTGTTCATCGACGGCACCTACCCCGAGATCAAGGACGATGCCGGCAAGGTCATCCTGCCGGAGCGCACCCGCAATGTGCTGCAAGCCAAGATCAAGGCGGCCGTGAACTTCGAGGGCTCTCCGCTGGACGCGCTGCTCCAAGGCGTGACCAAGCCGGCCGCTGACGAGGCTGGCATGGTGGGCCTGGACGACGACGACATTCCGTTCTGATGTTCGCCGCCGTTGCCAAGGCCGCCGCGCAAGCGGCGCCTCAGACCCTGAAGGGGAAGATCGACAACCTCTACGTGGACGCGGACGGCCTGTGCTACTTCTGCGCAGGCTCGTCCACCACGACACCGCAGCAGTCGCTGCTCAACGTGCAGGAGAAGCTGAAGGGCGTCGAGCAAGTGGCCGGGCAACGGGCGACCCTGGTGTGTACGGCAAGCGGCTCGCCGAAGGGCGGGCGCTATACCATCGCCACGGTCAAGCCGTACCAGGGCAACCGCGGGAAGGGGCCGAAGCCCGCGAACTGGGCCTTCCTACGTGACCGTATGCTGGCGGGCGAGTTCGGCAGGCCGATGCTCGTCGAGAAGCACGCGGAAGCTGACGACCTGTGCGCCTCGCTGGCCGGGCCCCGCACGGCGCTGCACTACCAGGACAAGGACTTCCGCATGATGCCCGGCTGGCACATCACGTGGAAGGACTACGCCATCGTGTTCGTCAGTGACCAGCAGTTCCGCGTGGATCATGATGGCCTGATCTACGGCGAGGCGTGGTTCTGGCACCAGATGCTGATGGGCGACGGCGCTGACAACATCCCGGGTATCCCGAAGCTGTTCGGCAAGCTGTGTGGCGAGAAGCGCGCCCGTGACTACCTCGCCGACGTGCATGATCGGCGGACCGCGCAGAAGCTGGTCGAGGCCGCGTACCGTGATCACTACGGGGACGACCTGTGGTGGCCGATGATGCGCGAGCAAGGCCAGCTTCTGTGGATGCGCCGCGAGCCGGATGACGCCCTGGACGTGCTGCATCACCCGTTCAAGGGGTACGAGGCATGACAAGGCGCATGAAGGCGAGCGAGGTCGCGGACCTGCGGGCCCTCCTCCAAGCGCAGCAGGGCGACAAGTGCGCGGCCAGCGGCCAGCAGTTCTACGCCAAGATGCCGCTGGACCCCGTGCTGGACCATGACCACAAGACCGGCGCCATCCGTGGCGTCCTGACCAGGGGCGTGAACACGCTCCTAGGCAAGATCGAGAACGCCGCGCCGCGGGCCTGGGTCAAGCCCAAGGACCTACCCGCCGTGCTGCGTGGGCTCGCGGATTACCTGGAGTACGCCCCGTGCCCGGCACCCGGCGTCCTGCACCACACTTACCGGACCGCGACCGAGAAGATCGTGCGTACCAAGGTCCGCGCCAAGAAGCGCCGGGCCACAACCAAGAAAGCCGCATCATGAAGCGCACCCTATCCCTCCTCGCAGTGACCCCGCTGCTACCGTTCGTCGCCGTGGGTTTCTGCGCCACGCTCGTGTACGGCAGCATCGTCATCGGCGCCCAGGCCGCCATCGACTTCGTGGACCTGATGTCCGGGTGGGCGCGCTCATGAGCCGCAAGATTGTCACCCTGGACCTGGAGACGGCGCCGCGTGTTGCCACGATCTGGCGCCCCGGCCAGCAGTACGTTGGCGTGGACCAACTCCTGAAGGATAGCGCGATCCTGTCAGCCGCAGTCAAGGTCTACGGCAAGAAGACGGAGTACCTCTGCACACATGACACCAACCCGGACAGCCTGCGGGATGACTACGCCCTGGTCGGCTGGCTGTACGAGAAGCTGTACGACGCGGACTTGATCATCGCCCACAACGGTGTGCGCTTTGACCTGCCGATCATCCGTGAGCGCATGGCCTCCCACGGCTACCCGGCGTTCCGCATGGCCCGCTGCCATGACACCTACATCATGTACGGCAAGGTCATGATGGGTGCGTCCGGCAAGCTGGCGTGGCTCAGCCAGAAGTTCAGTCAACTGGAGAAGTCCAGCCACGCGAAGTTCAGCGGCAACAAGCTGTGGGACTCGTATCTGGCGGGCGATCCGGAGGCGCTGAAGGAGATGCGAGAGTACAACATCCGAGACGTGGAAGCCACCGAGCAAGTCTGGGAGACACTGGTCCCGTGGTGGACCGTGCAGCGCCCGATGATCACGGACGGCGAGCACTGCCCAGTCTGCGGCGAACATGACCTGAGCCCGGCGGGCACCGTCCAACCCGGCCAAGTAAAGACGTACCGTATGCACGAGTGCGGTACCTGCGGCAGCTTCAGCCGGGAGAGCGCGAGTGTCTGAGGGCAAGAAGTCCGACTCCGGCAAGATGCGCTGGCGCCTGCTCATGCAGGGTTGCCGGCTCGCCATCACCGGGGCCCTGCGGGTCCTAGAGATGGGGGCCTCCAAGTACGGCGAGAACAATTGGCAGGGAGTCGAAGCGCACCGCTACATCGACGCCCTATTCCGCCACATGGATGCGATCCTGGAGCGAGGTCTCTTGGCCAGGGACGACGAGTCCGGAGAACTGCACGCTCACCATGTCACAACCAACGCCCTTTTCCTCGCCCACCACGCCGAGCAGGCAGCCGCTGTGGCAACCCGGACTAGCTCTGTATCTGACCTCCTGCCTAGTGACGGCGACCGAGTACAACAGCCCTTCTCAGATGCGCGCCCTTATGGCGAGTATCCGTTCCCTCATGGATACGTACCCCGCGGAAAAGCGGGTGGCGTTCCTGTCGAGGATCGCGGCTGACGTTATCCGGACTGACAGCCAGGTGGATGTGATGCGCAAGGTCACTCGCCACCTGGGCGACCTAGGGATGAGCCCGCGGCCTGAGTGGCAGGAGTACCTGGAGGGTGGCTGCACGGAGAGCGAGTGCAGACTGTGCCGCACCCCGGTCAACCTGCGAAAGCGCGGGCAGTTCCATGCGGGGATCAGCGGGCGGAAGCCATGAACCAGCTTGACCTGGAGGAGCGAGTCATCGGTGAGGGCGTCGAGAAGCGCCTCGCTGAGATGAAGGCCCGGGAGGAGAAGGGGCGAGCCGGTGATGGCCCGTACTCCAACCGCCTGTACCGGGAGTTCGTCCTGCCCGTGGCCGAGGCGCTGAAAGCGGCCATCAAGAAGCCCGGCCGCGGCGCTAAGTTCACCAACGTCTGCGCCCCGGTGGGCGCCGAGGTCTGCGCGTACACGGCGGTGCGCGTGGCCCTGACCGAACTGATGCAGCACGGCGTGTGGGATAACCGCAGGCTGGCCTACGCCATCGGCAAGATGGTGTACAGCGAGGCGGCTCTGAGCGGCCTGCACGGGACCAACCCGGAACTGCTGTGGATGCTGACCCGGGACATGGATCGTCGGGGCTCAGTGCAGGAGACAGCGCGGTGCGCTACGCTGCTCCGGGCCGCCCGCAACGCCGGGATCGACGTGCCCAAGTGGGACAAGCTGACCATCGAGGGCGTCGGCAACTCCCTGTACTGGCTGCTGCTCCAAGCCGGGTTCCTGGTGGAGGGCGCAGGCATCTATCAGCACGGCAAGATGCAGTACCGCGAGGTCATGCTCAGCGAGCCGGTGATGGACTGCATCGCCAACATCAAGGGCTTCGTGTCCGAGAGCACGCCGCTGACGTGCCCGACCATCGAGCCGCCCCGCCCGTGGTCGGCGCTCAACGAAGGAGGCTTTCATGGCGCGATGCGAAGGGCAGTACCGTTCGCTGTCAGCACGACGCCCGCTGCCCGGCCACTCATGCGGGAAGCGGCCATGCCCACGTTCTACGCCGCCATCAACCACTTGCAGGCCACCCCGTACCGGGTCAACCAGCGGGTCATGGAAGTCGCTCATCGCTTCGTGGCTGACCAGCGACCGGTCGGAGAGTACCTTGGCAACGTGGTTGGCGACAAACCTGTGCGTGCCGCTTGGTTCGACACCGAGAAGGACAACTGGGATGCCCGCCAGCACGACGAGTTCAACCAGTGGAAGGCCGAGGCCCGTGACTGGTACACCCGCCGGAAGCTGAACCGCGAGTCCTTCGGCCGCGTGTACACGGCGCTGCGGCAGGCCCGCGAGTTCGCCGAGTTCAAGTCGATCTACTTCGTCCACTTCGCGGACACCCGGGGCCGCCTGTACTGCGTCGGCTCGGGGCTCAGCACCCAGGGCACGGACTTGCAGAAGGCCCTGCTGGAGTTCGCGGACGGCAAGGTATCCACCGGGCCCGAATCTGATGCTTGGTTCCTGCGCCACGGGGCGAACTGCTACGGCGTGGATAAGGTATCCAGGCTCGACCAACTCAAGTGGGTGAAGGATCACCATGACGCCATACTGGGATGCGCCAGCGACCCCTTGGATGCGGAGTTCTGGCGCGGCGCCGACAGCCCGTTCCGGTTCCTGGCTTGGTGCTTCGAGTACGCTGACTTCCGGCGGGACGGCCGGACCCCACTCCGGGTCCCCATCGGGATGGATGGAACCTGCAACGGGCTTCAGCACTTCGCTGCCTTACTCCGCGACCCGCTCGGCGCCCGCGCCGTCAACCTTCTACCCGCCGAGCGCCCGCAGGACGTGTACACGGAAGTCGCCCTAGCCACCCTGCACCGCATCGAGCGGGCCCCGGCGGACGAGCACGGATACCGCTTGGGCTGGCTGACCATCGGCATTGCCCGCGCCGTCATGAAGCGGCCAGTCATGACTACGCCCTACGGGGTGACTCGACGAACCGCCACTGCTTACATCGCGGATGACTACCTGGGTTCCCTGCCGGATGCGCCCTGGCCCCGTCGCCGTCACATCGACGCTGCGAACTGGCTGATGGATCACGGCTGGCCCGCCATCGGCGACGTGGTGGTCAGCGCCCGGAAGGGCATGGACTGGCTCTCTCGCGCCGCTCGCAAGGCCATCGCAGCCAAGGGCGGGGTGGTCCTGGAGTGGCGTACCCCGAGCGGGTTCCGGGCGCACCAGAGCTACGCCACGCTGGACACCGTGCGTATTGACACGATGGTGTATGGCCACCGGCAGATCAGGGTGGGCATCGAGCAGGACACCCCGGACCTAGCCCGGCACAAGGCCGGCATGGCGCCGAACTTCGTTCACTCGATGGACGCGGCGCACTTGCACCGGACCACCGCCCGCTGTGCCGCCGAGGGCATCAGCGTGATGATGATCCACGATGACTACTCGACGCACGCCGCGGACTGCCCAAGGCTGGCCGTGATCCTACGCGAGGAGTTCGTCAGCATGTACCAGGAACGCGACCCGCTGGCCGAGTTCTTCGAGGACCACCCGGTCGCAGGGCCACCGCCCGAGCGTGGCTCCTTAGACATTTCCGTAGTAAAGGACTCCCTTTACTTCTTCAATTGAATCTAAGCTGACGAGTCTGTAGGACCGGTCGGCATCCAAGGAGCCCAGACATGGCAACTGCCCCGAATGATCCTCCGGTCGGCGGAGAGAAGGTCAAGTTCCGGATGACCCGTGAGGACTACTTCACCTTTGAGTCCAAGCTGACGCCTCCGGCGGTCATCGACACCACGTCCCCAATCAATGCCGGCTTCAAGCTCGGCGTACAGCACGTCCTCGCCTTGCTCCGCAAGGACTACGTGCAGGGGTTGTGACATGACGACCTTCCGCGGTGTAGCTCCGCTGGACCCGGCTGACCCGCAGTACGCCCTGGGCTACCGGTACATGGTCGCCACGGCGTCCGTGACCATCGGTGCCGGGGTGATCACCGACCTGAACGCCCAGGTAGGCGGCGGGCTCGAAGACGAGGACGTGACCCTGGACTCGGTGGTGTTCACCGCGGCTCGGTCCACGGCGGATGGCGAAGCCGAGTCCGATGTGCTCGACACCCAGACGCCGGGCTCGACAGAGCAGGCGGACTTCGAGGCGGTCATCGTCGGAGAGACGGAGGGCCGCAGGCTCGTCCACTTCGACAAGGACCTGACCCCCGCCGGCAGCCCAGGCGCCCTGCCGTTCCACTTCGTTCACTACGGCGTGGTCGGTGACGTGTTCACCACCGGCGGCCCGGTCGAGCAGGACGATGGCCCGCTGACAGGCCCTGGCGGCTTGCAGGCCAAGTACTACTCCAACACCAGCCACACCGGCCTGCCCGCCTTCGAGGCGGTCGAGAACGTGGAAATTGAACGGGGCGAGCAAGTCAGCACGCTCAACATGGAGAAGTACAGCGCCCGGTGGGTAGGCTACGTCCGGCCGGCACTCAGCGGCAACTACCGCTTCCGTCTCGTCAGCGACGGCCGCGGTCGCGTGACCCTGGGTGACAACGTGTACATCGATGACTGGGGCAGCAACAAGAAGCGCAGTAGCACCGGCCCGGTAAAGGCGCTCGTGGCCGGCGAGGACACGTTCCTCAAGGTAGAGACGGCGAACCCCACCCTCGGGTGGGAATGCACCCTGTACTGGGAAACACCGGACGCGCCGGGCATCTTCACCATCGTGCCGGTCAGCGTGCTGTACTACGGCGCGAACGTGTCCATCACTTCGCCTCGCCAGCAAGGGGCCCGGCACTACGTGGCGTCAGTCAACCGTTACCTGGAGGCATGATGGGAATGCTCAGTGGACTCTCGGGCGGCAACGCAGCCCGCGAAGCGCGGGCCCAAGCGGCGGCGCTGAAGAAGAAGCAGTGGGATGAGACGGAAATGTTCCGGCTCCAGACCGAAGCGACGAACGCCAGCCGCTTGGACCTGTTCGCCAAGGACCTACTCAGCCAGCAGGCCGAGAAGCAAGCCCTGGACCAACTCAACACGCCCGGGGCGACGATCCTCCTGGGTGAAACCGAGGGCGGTGATCCCGACCTCGCTCGTCAGCGGCGTGCCGGGTTCTTCGCCCAGAACACGTCCGCCACGGCGGTCTAGGAGGAACGATGACGCCAACGCAAGCCGGGGTAGCCGCCCCGGAACCCAAGATGGACGCGCAGTCCACATGGAACCGGCTGAACGATGGCCGGGCATCCATGATGCGCCGGATGGAGAAGCTGTCCGCCTACACCCTGCCACACCTGTTGCTGCCGGATGGGTGGGAAGCCAATCAGGATGGCATCGCGCACGACTTCCAGTCGTTCGGCGCGCAAGCCGTGAACCACCTTGCGACCAAGCTGATGCTCAGCATGTTCGCCCCGACCCGGCCGTTCATGCGCCTGGACCCGACGCCTGCGCTGAAGGCTCTGGCAAAAGCCTCGGACTTCCCGGTCGAAGACCTGGAGAACCTGCTGGCCCAAGGCGAGCGCGAGGCGATCAAGGAACTGGACAGCATGGCCGCCCGGCCGAAGCTGTTCGACCTGTTCAAGAACCTGATCGTGCTCGGCAATAGCGTGCTGATCCTGCCGGAGGACGCAGAGGGCGAGGAGCCGCGGGTCATCGGCCTGCGCCGCTTCTGCGTGAAGCGCAGCCTGGACGGCAAGCTGCACACGCTGATCATCCGCGAGCAAGTCAAGAAGGACGAACTGTCCGAGGAAGCTCAGGCACTCGTCCCGAAGAAGGACGGCCACTCGCCAGTCGAGTACTTCATCATGGTCCGCCGCGACGGCGCCGACAAGTACTGCGTCACGCACTGGGTCGATGACCAGCAAATGGCGGACAAGAAGAAGGACTACCCGAGCGTGGACCTGCCGTACCGGGTCATCGCCTGGAACCTCGCGGACTACGCCGACTACGGCACGGGCCTGTGCGAGGAGTACATGGGCACCCTGGCCGCGCTCTCGACGGTCAGCGCAGCGGCGATCAAGTCCGCCGTGCTGGCGTCCGAGTTCCGCTGGCTGGCGAACCCGGCCGGCATGACGCGGCCAGAGGACTTCAACGATAGCGAGAACGGGCAGTGCCTGCCGGGCGTCGAGGGCGACCTCTCCCTGGTGCAGGCGGCGGCCGAAGTGGCGAACGCCCTGGGCGTGCAGCGCCAGCTTGCGCAGGACTACAGCAACGTCCTGGGCCGCGGCTTCCTGATGGCCGGCGCGGTGACGCGGGACGCCGAGCGCGTGACGGCGGAAGAAATCCGCATGATCGCACAGGAACTGGAGACTGGCCTGGGAGGCGCTTACAGCCGGCTGGCCGTGGACGTGCAGCTTCCTCTGGGCCGCTACCTGCTGCGCAGGGTCAAGCTCCAACTGAAGGGCAACCAGATCAAGCCGACCATCGTGACCGGGCTCGACGCCCTGTCCCGCAACGGCGACCTGGAGGCGCTGAAGGCGTACATCAGCGACGTGGCACAGATCACCGCGCTGCCGCCGGAAGTGCTGCGCTACCTGCCCATGTCCGTGATCCTGAAAGACCTCGCCACAGGGCGCGGCCTAGACGGCAAGAAGTACAGCAACGACGAGGCCACCGCGGCGGCTTCGCAGAAGCAACAGGACTCCCGGCAAGTCGCCGTGGAGACAGCAACCGCAGCCGGCGCCGCGCAAGCGAAGGCCGCTGCTGAAGGAGGTCAGTGATGCCCGACAATCTGCCCGGCCAGCCCGGTGGCGTAGCCGCACCGGCTCCCGCCCCTGCGCCGGCAC